CGCCAATACTCTTTATCTATTGTATTATTTACATAGGTCAAAATCATTTAACATATCTCTATATCTTTGTTCTGATTGCATTATCTTTGGGTTATATGAATTAGCATTAACATCATTAAGTAATTGATTAAAGTATGAATCATTAATTTTCATTAATGATATTGCGTTATCATCAACCATTTAAGTGCTTATTAATTTGTCACCAACCACTTCATATTCAAATTACATCAAATGACAATGTTGTTAACCAGCATTTATATTTATTTACAAATGTATACAATTTGTTGTTGGCAATTAATCATAAAGCACAGCTTGGCCATTATAATCTAATAATACATTTAGTCCTTATAACAAACACATTTCTAGTAAAGAGTTCATTGTTATCATGACATTATTGTATGCATCAATTAGTATTTAATTTGCTCTTAATTTATTCATACTCATGTATTTAGCTATACAGTCTTAAGTGCAAGTTATCGTTTTCTTTGGATTTAATATTTCTTTAGATTATTTTATAATCACATTTTGTATATTAGCCTTGAATTGATTGGAAACATTTTTAACATTTAACCATTTTTATATCAATGCTTAATCAATTGTTACCACTTTACTCATGCTTATTTGTCCTTATAATTGCAAATCAGTTACTTGTAAATTTGATTATTGTGTTATTGTTTCAGGTTAACTATGTTTGTAATGCTTGTATAACTGATTTATCATGTGTTGTCTCAAATTATGACCCTCTATTGGATAAACTCTTTTGTTTTAAAATAATAAATTTTGGTAGTTATTCAAATGGTTAGTTATAACGGCAAAGCAATTTATATAAGTGCCATATGTTTATGCAATGACATTCTCTTATAAACTTTTAAAACATTTGGATGCAATGTCATCTAAAGCCATAAAAATGAGTTTATATTATTACAAATTCTTGAATTAAATTGATGACATTTCAAACCAACCGGAAAACATTAATAACAATATTTCACTTTTATTGTCAATATTCACAAAGCCAATGTTTTCATACATAGGCATTACAATTTGTTATTTACTCTGATAACTTATTATATTTTACATTTCTTTACCCATATATGACATACCAGGTATTTACTGTAATTGTTAATAATTAATATCTATACCTTGTTGTGCAGTTGATTTATTAAACAACAATATAGCCGCGCTTAACTTGAAACCTGGTGACATGCATATAGTGATTGGCATACAATCAATTATTTCTATATCATATTTATCTTTAAGATACCACAATACACCAAAAGTGTGTATTTTCTTAATTTTGTATGGTTTCAATAACTCAGTAAATTATTTAATTAAATCACCTACTCTGTGAATCATTTTTACAAACTCCACACCTTACATTATTTTATCTTCATC